TTTATTGTTGCATTCTTCATTCTAATCAGATATACTTAATAAGTAAGTCTGAATGCCACTTTAGCTCAGCAGGTAGAGCATCACCATGGTAAGGTGGGGGTCACCGGTTCAAGTCCGGTAAGTGGCTTAAGTTATGGAAATTACGCGTTTCTACTAGGTACAGAACGTTGATTTTACGGCATTTTAGTTACTAAGCGTTACTATGTTCTGCTGACTTTGGTGACACTTTTGGTGACACTTTGAAGTGAGATGGAGAGCCGCATTCTGAATATACTATCACAAATACCCTCAGCTTTCACGGCGAGGGTATTTTTGTGCTTCTGATGCCATCGCGAAATCCTCCTTGCTAAAAACACAATTATAACATAACTCTTTTGGTTTGCCTTTAATTACTCAAACCTCTTTATATACACAAAAAAAGGGTATCACTTGCCTAACTTTAGTCAGTGATACCCTCTTTTGTTGTCCGCATTATCTGCTCAAAATTAGCTATTTTCCACTTGTTTTTTATATCAAAAAATCCCCCTGCAAAAAAGCAAGGGGAACTATAAATCGATATACGATTTATAATCCAACCATAAAAGAACCAGTTGTTATTAGTAAAAATGATATCATAACAACAATACCAGTGAATAGTTCATTTAACTCATATTTTTCTTCGCCTTCAAAGACTTTCTTCATACCTATGAAAAGCATCGACACAACTAAATAAATTAACAACAGATAAGCACCTGCTACAACCAGTACATAACCTATTGTCCTTATATTAGGATTGCTTACATTACTCAAAAGGTTTCCAAAAACTTGGACAGATCCCATCAATGCAAAGGACAACGCTGTAAAAACTCCAAGAATACCAACAAACTCAGAATAAATCTTAGTCACCTTGTTCTGGGTTCGTTTTACTTTTTCAGAAACACTATCCGACATTTTAGTAAGATAATCCCTCTGTTGACAGCTAAGAATAACATGTCTCTCAAAGTGTATCATATTGTCTTTTTCTTTCTCAGTCAATTGCATGTTTTCAAATATTCCACTGAAAGTATTTTCTTGTCTATCATTAACACCAAAGAATTTCTCTAATAGCTCAAACTCTTCACTCTCCATGCTGTATACAACTCTACTTATTTCTTTATAATCTTTGCATACTTCAACATGTTTGCTTATTTCTTCCAAAAAGTCTACAAAGTCACTGTCACGTTTATCGGGTCGATCATTTACATGATCAATACAAGATCTAAATATATCTTCAATATTACTCATTACTGCAACCCCAACAAATCGACATTATCTTTATAGCAGGATTCAATTTCTTCATAAGAATAATCAATAGCTTCATGATTCATAATATCTGATCTAAAATTTTTCCAACTAGAATGATTATGCGTTATATCAACCAATTCCCACGGCTTTTTTTTCATTATTTTTTTTACAACAGCAGTTAATTCTGATTCGATGGATTTATCAGCTAAATTCAATTTTTCACAAACGAATCCAAATTTATTATCCTTTTTAACAATCTTTGAACTTAAATGCGCTATTGGACCAGATGCATATATCTTAAACTCATCATACACACTAACTTGAACTGGACCATATTTCCATTTTGAAAAATTACCATTAATTATAGGTTCTCCATAACGCGCCAAACAATATCCTTGCAAAAAAAACATTATTTTTTGTAATTTAAGATTAGTAATGCTTTTCTTATTTTCATTTGCAATCTCGATTATAAAATTAGCAACGGCTATAGGTTCCTGAATTGCTATTCTCATGACACGTCACCATCCTTAATTGAATTTTATCACATCTGTCAAGTACTATATCTTGACAAGCAACGTAATCAAATCCAAGATGTAGTGCAGTAAAAGCAAGCCTAATACAACAATTGTTGCCCAACAAAAATTAAGTTAGGGTTGCCTATACGGTTAACCTGTACCAGATGACCGACCGACACTTTCAGTCTAGCAGAGATACCACTTAGCGTGTCCCCACGTCTGACAGTGTAGGCTCGTTGAGCATATCCATTCCCAGTTACCTTTAGCGGTTGCCCTGGATAGATCCAATTAGGATTGCTCAAACCGTTCAACTCTTGTAATCTTTGCCAAGTTGTACCATAGCGGCTAGCAATCCCACCTAAAGTGTCGCCGGATTTTACCACATAATAGCTAGCGCCCAGGTTACTATTATTAGTTACGCTAATAATTTCTACATCGCTAACATTTATCCAGGACATGATGCCGGCTAGCAGCACCTTGTTACCTGATACTTGTTGCACCTTGTAAGTATTACTTTGTACCCATCTTGGCATACCAACACCATTGGCCCAATATTTTACACCAAACTTAACACGAACAGTATTGCCTACTTGAATAGCGCTCTTAGGAGTATTATCAGCTTTTTGGCCTTGCTCAATTGCTTTTGTTTCACTCTTAGGATGTTCCACATTGCCATTCTTATACCCATTCAAAGTAATACCTAGCAAGTCAACATTGTAATCATATCCACCAGCAATCGCAGTAGAAGTGAATTGCCACATGTTAATTCCGGGCATGGATGGGAAGTAGTTATAATCAGGTCTAGTCAGTACAGAGTAGTCGCGATATGCTGCTACCCATAGGCAGTTAGGAAATTCAGCTGTAATCCGTTGACGATTTAAGTGAGATAAGATATAAGGCTTGTATGAGTAAAGCACTGGAGTATAACCAGCTTCTTTTACTCTACGTAACCCATACAACACGTTATCTGTGTTAGATTCCCTATCAGCACTAGCACCACTTTCATAGTCTAGCGCAACAATACTTTTTTTTGGTGTTTGTACTTTAGGCAAGTAGTAATCAAGCATTTGTTTGGTTTGAACTTGGTTAGAACCCGTTTCCATATAGATATATGTGTGCATCCGCAACCCCATCGCAATCCCACTTGCTACTTGTGATTGATAGGTCGTTTGTGGAATAAATGTTCCATTATAGTAACCTCCAATTTGAGAAATAGCAAAGCTATCTTCAGGGGTTACTTTTTTAAGAGTGTTACCTTGATACCTAGAACTATCAACCCCATAATATCTAGCAGCGTTCACACTTATTGGCACTAAAAAAAGCCCTGCGCAAGCAAGGCCAGCAATTATGATTTTAATCTTATTTTTCATGCGTTGCACCGTCCTTTGGAACCGATACAACGCCAAGAATCGTTAGAATAGTCAGGACTGTATTGATACAGTCCTGTGCTGATGCAATTTTTCCCGTCAAATCCAGTCCCATAATCTGAGCCAGTTGCTGTACTAACAACAGAATCGCAGAAACGAGCGCAACCAACACCGTCTTGTTAAGCGTACCATCTGCGTTGTACAATGCCTTTCTGATTTTATCTCCCATGATTAGTATCCTCCTTAAGATTCTTAATTTCCAAATCGTGCTCCTGCAGCTGCAGTTCATGATGTCTGAGATCCTCATTGATTTTTTCGATTTCCGATTCCTGCCTGTGGAAATTCCCATTCAATCTCTTCAGATTAACATTAAGCTCATCAAGTGACGACCTAAGCGGGGCCAGAACATTGGCAATCCCACTCTTGAACAGTTTGGACCCAAGTGTGATTAACCCGCCGATGAGCGTCACCAAACTGAGAATTTCCCCCCAACTTAACCCCCATAATCCATGTACCAAAATCATCATCTCCGTATTAAATCCGTCCCGCCCTCCCGTCATACTTCAGACAGTCGTTGTCTGAGCGTCCTCAGGGAACATCTTGTCATAGTCAGACTTGGCGAACAGTCCAACTCGCACAAAGAGCTGCACATTCTCCTTGGTAAAGAGCCCCATCTGGTAAAATTCACTTACGATATCATAACTATACATTCTTCGTTTCCTCCTTCGAATCTGCATTCTGAACCATCAGCGTCGCAACCGTCTTCTGTAGCATGGCAACCTGGTTTGTCAAGTTGGCCATGGCAACCATCTGCTGAGCCTGTGCCTGCTGGTCAGCGGTAGGCGTCACAACTACTGTATCAGCCGGATGAGCCGCATCATATTCCTCTTTCGTTGCCCCTGTCCAGGTTTGGGTCTCTGGGTGCCAAATAATCGGTTCGTACAGTCCAGCCCCGTTTCCGTCAAGAGGAGCAACTTTAGTTGCGTTGGCCGGCATGACCGCATCATCACCTATTAAGTCAGAGTGCGTATACGTATTGTTTTCATCGTAATAGTAGATTAGCATGATTTTCCTCCTTAATTATAGAGAATGTATGATACCATGTACGGGAAACCACTTCCAGAAGCAATTGCCGTACGAGAATAAACGGTTAGAGTACTATTTGTAGTTATACCTAAATCTAATTTAATTTCATCAACAAAACGTTTACTTGTAAGTTCTTGCGTTTTTGAATACCCATTAAGAGCAGCCTTAGGGATTGATGCCACCTCTACATATTTCCACACATCCAACTTAGGTAGTTTAATCCAGGCATATACATTTAGTATAGAGAAATTAACGAAATCTAAGCGCGTTAAACTGCTTCCACTAGAAATTTCACAGCCATTTTTAGCCGTTACAGCATTATCCCATCTGGTAATTTTAAGCGCGCTAGGTTGTACCAACGATGGAACGTTAAGCAGCGCATCCCATCTAGTGCGCGGGAAAAACTGCGTGTTAGATCCATCTGATAGTTGTGCGATATACGTCATAGTTTACACATCCTTTATCTTAGTAATTTTGACTATTTGCAGAGTGTCCAACTTGGTTTTGTCGGTGTACGACATCAGACCGTTGGTTTTCTGCGTAGCGTTTGCCGTTGTCGTTGCGTTTTGTCCGGCTGGTCCTTGGGGGCCGCGCGGACCGGTCGGGCCTGTTGCTCCGGTTGCACCGGTTGCTCCCGTAGCACCTTTTGGGCCTTGAATGCCCTGGGGTCCCTGTGAACCTGTTGCCCCAGTAGCTCCTTTAGGTCCTTGAACCCCCTGGGGTCCCTGTACTCCTAGACTAGGTTTATTAGTATCGACACCGTTGATGAACCAATTTCCGTTTGATCCGATTGTAGGGGTCGGACCGGCTGGGCCGGTTGCTCCAGTTGGTCCCTGTACACCAGCCGGCCCTTGAATGCCCTGAGGGCCACGTGCCCCCGTTGGTCCGGTATCCCCCTTAGGTCCTTGAATACCTTGAGGCCCGATATCACCTTTGGGACCTTTGATATTCCCAATAAGAGTTTTTGTCATTTGCTCACCTCATTCCGTATTTGTTACATAATATAAACTACCGTCATCATCAAGCGAAAACATGGGTGCTTCACTGCCGCTTGAAACAGACCAAAGATTTCCGTCCTTGTCAACGGTAAGCGTAAAAAAGCCATTGACCGGTACGATTACGCCAGAATCGCCGCGCTCTCCTTTATCTCCTTTAGGCCCTTGAATGCCCTGAGGACCACGTGCGCCAGTAGCACCAGTATCACCTTTGGGTCCTTGAATGCCCTGGGGTCCAGACAATCCCTGAGGGCCTTGTGCACCAGTGCCACCAGTTAAGCCTATCGGTCCAGCAGCACCTGTTGCACCAGTATCGCCTTTGGGACCCTGAACCCCCTGGGGACCGGTTTCCCCAGTTAAGCCACGAGGTCCTGTTGCTCCGACTTCGCCTTTGTCTCCTTTATCGCCTTTCAAGGATCGGATCCAATCGGTTGCCGTCCCTTGAAAACCCTGCAGGACGGCAATGTCATACGCACTTAGCCCGTTAGTTCCGTCTTTGCCGTCCTTGCCGTTGATCGCTCCTGGTATCACGTATTTTTTTAAATACTCGTGCAAATCCAGTACGGCATCAGCGTGTGTTTGCGGGAAGAACTGCTGCTCATCGCCGTTTTCTTCCAACTCCATCATTTTTTTGATTTTAGCCACGATTTACACATCCTTTACTTTGTCAATTTTTAGCCGTGTAGATGACGTCACCGTCAAATCACCATCAGGACTGGTCCCTCCTGTAATCTGCACCATGGGCGAGGACCTGACATTATCGCTATCAGTGGCAATGTCTTTGACGCACAAGATATGCAGTTGCGGATCTACCTGTCCTGCTTGGTAAAACGTGTTGAGATTGAGCTGCATTGCATCCAGTCTCGATTTAAGTGTCTCATAGACTGCACCGGATACATCGATACGCGCGTTAACGACTTCGGCATTGTCAGTTTTGGAATTCAGAATGCTGTTGAATTCCTGGGAGAGCTTGTTGGCCAAATTGCGCAACGCTTGCTCCTCGTTGTTTGCATGGTTTTTGTAATCAAGAACCGTCTGCCTGTCATCATACACGTCAGCAGACGTCTGTTCTGCAAGCCTGGCCAACGATTCTCTCACGTCAACACCATACATTTTCTGGCGCAACCACTTAGCCAACGTTTTATTTGCCTCAGACACCTTGGATTGGTCAACAGGACTATCAGTCGGCATGATATGCGTCGGATCCCTGTAATCTACTGTCATTAAATCACTCCCTAGACAAAAATCTGATTGTAACTGTAGCTGCAGTCCAGACTCGCTCCATTGTATTTGTCAGTGTACTGCCATGCGTCAGCTATTGCCGGCTTGGACGATGCACCCCAGCTGGCGACCCACTTGTATTTGGCATGACTCTCGAATCTACTGCTGAACCATGAAGCACTGGAATAGTCGCATGTATTCGTATAGCCGGCATCGGTCAGCACCTTGTAAAAGGCATCCACCTCAGCAGTCAACGCGGCCTTGTCTTTAGTAAGCGACCCATCTTCGACGTCACACGAAACCACAGCGCTGGTCGGTATTCCCTTAGCTTTTAGTTTGCTCAAGAACCACTGCGCTTCGGCTTGCGCATCAGAAACGGATACGGCCAAGAAATAGTGATATGCACCGATAAACTTCATTTTAGCCGTAATTCCACGGCTCTTTTGCTCATCGAATAGCGGATTGAGATATGCACTGCCTGTGGCAGACCCTTCCGTCAGCTTGATCATCAGGCCTTTGACGCCTGATTGATACAAACTGTCATACCATGTCTGATTCTGACTGCCGTTGTTCGATGACAAATCAATAAATTTGCTACCGGACGTCCAAGCCGGGGTATTGCCACCGCTGTTTTCAAGCTGTTTAACTCGTTCAGACAGTTTGGCATAATCGCTTGACAGCTTGATGTAATTGTCGGACAATTGTTGATTCTGCTTGGACAAATCAGCAATTTCCTTGTTGCTCTTTGATTGACGCATTATCAATCTGTTGATCAGCGCCTTCTGTGCGTCGGTTTCTGACCGTTTCTGCGATCGATACGTATCCAAATCAATCGGATTATCGCTCAGCGTTAACGTTGAGTTTGCCACGTCCAACAAATCAAGCGACATGGCCACGATGCGTTCCGTCGCATACAGACCCTCTAGTTGATTTACAATGCTGACATAACTCCCGCATTCGATCATCCCGATAGTTTCTTCCAGGAAAGACAAATCGATATAACCGGCTTGAAGCTGATATTTAATCGCCTTTTGAGCATTAAGAAAAGCCCTGCCTTTTGCAAGCAGAGCCTGTGGTGTCGTGACGTCTTCCCATGTTTCGGTCTTGACGTGTATGCCAAACTGATTTATCAGCGCTTCATCGCGCAGATAATCGTTGCCTCCATTAACACTGGCAATTGTTAAGTGCGGGCTTGAAACGTCGGTGCTGCCGTCACTGTTCTGACGTTCTTGAGTTGCGCCGAGCGGCTTAAGAACAGTAACAATCTCACTTGGATCAACAGTCCGTGAACTTGACACCATGTTATGTGCAAGCTCGATTCTCTGCGGACAATCGGAGGAGATTTCCGGCTCGTAGTCAAGCATTAGCTTGCCGTCCGCATTCCTGATCCTCATTTCTCCACCCAAGCGACTGATGAGCTTGTCTTGTATGTTATCATACGTATCTTTGGTATCATCAGCATATCGATACACGTTATCCGTTGAATTTGTCACCGTGACCGTCCCGAGCGTTATCTGCTTGTAGGACTCGACCTGCTTATTGTGCTCGGTTATGAGAGACTGCAGGAAGTCCTTTAGCGTCGTGTTATGGAACTCCCTCCACGGTTGTACGCTGTCGTGCAGGAACCCTTCCAAGCCCTCACACGTAGCTTGCTTTTCAACCGTACCCGAGCTATCCATGCTATCCGTATACGTTAAAACTCGCCCTTCGAAAAGAGTCGCATTCTTGTCCGGACGAGTTATTTTTACAAAACACTTGTAAGGATCGATTTCAGTATACAAAGCATGTGTCGGGTCAATCGTGAAGGTGAACGTGTCATAAGATGAAGTGCTTTTAGACAAAACAGCCGAAACGAGCCGATAATGCGGGAAGATATCCGAGTTAAGCACCTTCTCCGCCCCGTTCCAACCTTCACGAATCGTAATTCTAAACCCTTTTGTCATGGCACTTCCTCCGTCCATTTAAACTTAACCTTACCAGTGCCTTCGATGTTAACGACATTTTCGCCGGGCATCAGCTCCAGGTAAGGATTGACATTGTCCCCGGCTTTAAGCGCGAAGACGTGGTCATTGACTGACGCAGACATGGCCGTGGAGCAGGTCACAGTCAACCGAACCCGGTTATGACCTGTATTTATCAACAGAATGCTCTCATGACCGTTAACCGTTACTTCCAAATTAGAGGCTGCATCAAGATTAAAGTAGAACGTGTCCCAGACGTCATCGTAGCAGCGCTTCAGGCGATATGCGTAGCACTGAAAAACAATCGTAACTTTACAAAAGTCCCATTCTTCTTCGATTGTCGGTGCCGTTTGCACTTCTGCGAGAAACGCATAACCCGGCATCGCATCGTCCTTGAGCAGAATCTTGCCGGTAGGTTTCATCAGCCAGTTCATCAGCTCGGTTAGCTTTAGATTCAAGGTAGACAAATCAGAACGTCCATAAGGTAGTTTGCATGGAAAAGTTACCGTCCTCTCATCATACGTATTGAGTCCATAGAGATTGCTTAGGTCAATGTAGCCTGTTCGATATGGTAGCTGCAACTGTGATTTTCGCTTGGCAGGTAGAGTAACCGATTTAGTATCCAATACACGCAACTCAAACTCGCTTGAATGCCGACCATTGAATTCAAATCCGTATGGCCTAGATTCTTGAGTCAATCGACATCCCCCTTTCCATCATCGTATTCCTTCTGTTACGTTCAACGGCGCCATATCGTTCATAGCTTTTTGAAAAGCTTGAACCATCAATGAAAACTTTTTTCTGCATAATATCATCAAGTTTTGAACCTATGCTCTTAAGTTGAGATGTATAGTCAATGTTATCATTATCCGTCAACGTTAATGCCTGTGATTGTTGCCCTGTTACTGAGGGTACCGCTATACCATAACCATTAACAGAACTGAATCTAGTCTGATCAACCATTTTAGCCAACCTCGCAGACGGGCTGTTAGGGGCGACAGAAGCTCGTTGGGCTATCGCATTCAGTAGTAGATTATCTGCATTGTCGCGCCTCGAATTGATCACAAACTCGTCTCCATCTTCTGCGATCCAAGCTAATTGCTTGTTATAGACATGACCACCGTTAGCGTAACCATGACCGTGTCCGATGACAGCAAGCATATCTGATCCATAACGAGCTTTAGCATAGTGGATCGCCGCTAACATGTTATCGTAACCGTTAAAAATATTGCCATGACCAGGAAACTTATAAGCATTGAAAGTTGCTGAAATAGTTTGTAATAACCCTTTAGCCAAGTCACCAGTCAACGTATTAATATCGACATATCCACCTTGTACCGCTTTAGGGTTCCCCCCGGATTCACTTTGAATTTGACGCAACCAAGCCTGTACGTAAGCAGCTGATGTTGGTAAACCGTTAGCGGCTAACGCCTTTTTAACATAAGGTTCCCAACGTTGGGTGCCTTCTCCCGGCGGATTAGAGCCACCAGACTCATCAAACTTCTTTTTGAATCCTTCGAGTGTCTTTCTGAACCAGTCAACAGCTTGTTTAGGTACATATTCGCCAGCACCTTCACCGATGTCATGCCAGACAGCTTCGGCGTTATTCTTGCTCTTTTTGAAAAGCCTCATCAAGATACTTAACGGATCTTTTAGAGCATCTTCTAGTTGATCTATCTTATCAGCTAACCAATCACCGATATCACCTGTAACGTCGCCGACAAAGTTTGCCGCTTTGTCTAACCAATCACCGAATCCGTTTTTATATTGCGGTAGTCCTAGCAACATAGCTGTTTGTTTAGCTGGCATGACTGCGTCGCCGGCTTCAAGATGAGTAAGAACGTTGCGTTCTTGCGGTAATTCAACCGAACCATTACGCCTGAAAATAGCTTCTCGATATGTTGGACTTTCCTCATCATTGACTAATGCTAGTGTTGATTTTGAAATACGTCCGCCATTTTTCAAACGTGGAATAAGGTCAATGGTCTGTTTTTTACCACCGAAGGAATGAACAACTCTATTAATACCTTTGATACCACCATTAACAAAGTCAATAATGCCATTAAACCCAGCTTTAGCAGCGTCTTTCATGCCGTCCCAAATCCCACTAAAGAATTTTGCAACCCCGTTCCAAATTCCTCTCCAAGCACTATCAATACTCTTAGCAACTCCGATAATAATATCTTTTAAACCGTTGATTGCTCCCGATCCAGTAGACTTGATACCATTCCAAATATCGCTAAATAGGTTTTTAATGCCTTTCCAAACACCGGACCAGTTGCCTTTGATTGCATTAGTTACAATCTTGATAACGTCTGCTATCACATCTAAGGCGTTTTTTACGATTGACTTCATTATCTCCCAAACTCCATGCAAGACGCCCTTGATCAAATTCCACGCGCCTTTCCAAAGGCCACTGATGATACTCATCGTTCCAGAGATAACGCCTTTGATAACTCCCATTCCTAATTTAACGATCGGTTCCATGATTTTCCAAATCGCTTGAACGACCGTTTTGATTGTATTCCAAGCTCTATTCCAAGCCTTTTGAATGATAGCCATTTCTAGCTCAATCACCGCACGAATAACTTTCATTCCGGACTTAACAATCGGTTCAATCTCTTTCCAGACTTTCTTAACGATCTTTGTAACTTTGCTGAATAGATCCGAAATGTGTTTCCAAGCATCTTTAGCAAATGACACAACTACTTTAGCAATTTTGTTTACTCCATCATGGAATGTTTTAGAATGCTTGTACGCTTGATAAAAGGCCACTCCGACCGCAACTATAGCGGTAGCGATCAACACATACGGATTAACGGCCATCACTAAATTAAAAGCTTTTTGAACACCGGAAGCGATTTTTGTCACATTGGATAATGTCTTTATTGCCGAACTAACGCCCGCCACTGCTTTTTGAGCTGTTTTGAAAGTGATCAGAGCTGTAACAATAGTACCGATTGCGCCCCCTACAGCTCTTAAAGCTTTTTCGTGTTTAGTCACTGATGAGGTACTTTTGCCTAGCTTGCTCATGCCGGGAACCAGTTTGTTAACTTTTTCCATTACCCAGTCAAAAGCTTTTATGCTACCAGATATGGCATCTTTCACTGTATCAAAAGCTGCTTTACCGACAACACCAACTATTTTAAATACATTAGAGAACACCGCGCCAACGTTATCGATAACTTTTTTATTTTTCTCGATCGTCTTTGTGACCTTCCCAAATGCCTCCTGAACTGCGCCACTAAAACCGTTAATAGGCCCGGTGATACGATCCTTACCAAAAGCGTCTATGACATTCTTCATGCCGTCAGTGACTGCCGCTTTTAAGTTACCAATCGCACCTTGAAAAGTCTTAGTTGACTCAGCAGCCTTTTTAGCTCCGTCTGTCTGTCCAAGCTTCATCAAAGCGTCGCTAAACTCCTCCGCCGTGATTTGGCCGTTAGCCATAGCATCACGGAAATTGCCAGTGTATGCGCCGGCGTCTTTCATTGCTTTTTGTAGTACACCGGAAGCACCCGGAATAGCGTCAGCAAGTTGATTCCAGTTTTCAGTAGTCAGTTTGCCAGCACCAGCAGTTTGAGTAAGCATCATTGCAACCGATTTGAATGTTTCAGCATTACCACCAGCTTGGGCGTTCAAATTCCCGGCGGCTTCTGTTAGCCCCATGTAGTTCTTAACACCGTTAGCGGCTAACTGAGCGGTCGTATTAGAAATGTCGTCAAGGTCATAGACCGTCTTGTTAGCATAGTCCATGACTTGATCAGAGGCCTTTTTGATCTCAGCTTCACCAAAGCCACCAAGTTTCATTGTTGATCTAAATTTGTCCATCGCATCTGAAGCATTCGCCCCTTCAACGGCAACATTTTTTAGACCATCAACAAGAATAGACACACCGCTTAGCGCAGCACCACCAAGAAATGATCCAGCTACAATAGTTTTTAAGCGCGTAAAGCCATTTTTAGTATTTTCGGATTCTTTCTTAATAGTCCTTAACTTATCGCTTGCGTTGTCGTTTAATTGAACTTCAGTCAAGACCTTTTTAGGTAGCTTGTTTAGCAACGTTTCATAATCGATCACTTCGCCCTTTTGCGCTTGAGCCAAGATCTCCGTTCGAGTTTTTTTAGGGACCCGTTTCAAAAGGTTCGTAAAATCGTCTATGCCTGCCTTTTTAGCGTCAGCATCTAACTTTACCTTTTGATCTTTAGGAATCTTACGAAGGCTAGTGATGATCTTTTGTGTACCTTTCTGCGCTTCGCTATCATCAACTTTAGGTGTGATCGTGGCTGTTGGCTTTTTGAGTTCTGCATCGACATCTTTTTTGACATTTTTTGCCTCGCTTACAACTTTATCAGCTGACTTTTTGAATTCGTCATCCATCTTGTCGCCAGTATTTTCACCGATTGCTGACAAAATTTTATTGATCTGATCTCTATCTGATTCTAATTGTTGCATTTTGACATCAAAATCAATAACAACACTTGCATCTGCTGCCATTCACTAGCCCCCTTTCTTTACTTGACCTTGCATAGCTTTGAACATTGCAGATAACGCTGATGTCTGTGCTACGTGCTCTTGCTTGACTTCTTCTTTTTGCGGCTCTTCTAGCGCATAGTAACTTTTAGCTTCTGTCAATTGCTGACGCATCTTACTATCATCAACTTCGCTTAGATCACGCTGTCTAATGGAAATGATACGTTGCATGTACGAATTTTCACTTAATCCATCAAATAAAGCTTTGAACTCTCGCCAGTGCATTTTCCCACGTTGTTTGAGTAGGTTGATTTTATACTCACGCATGAAACTAGCAAAAATAGCTTCTGCGTCTTGAACGTAATCAAAATACTTAATTGGCGCTAGTCCAAACGGGTTACTATTTGGCATATTATTGCCATAAGGATCTGCCGTTATTTCTTCATTCACAGCTTTAAATATTAGCTCATAAAACTCTGGATCGTTAGGTAGATCTTGCTCATCCAAAAAGAGAGTGATAGCATACTCCACCTTTTCCTCTTTTGACAGATCGTCATCTGACGAAAGCTGTAGATATTGAAGAACTGTATCGAAAGCTAAGTCTAGGTGGTAGCTCTTACCATTGAAGATCACTTCATTTAACGGATCTTGCGTTAAACTTAGCATGCCACATCACCTCTAGTGGTTTTTCTTATATTTAGCTCGACGCTCAGCTCGGTTTTTAGCTTTAGTTTCACACACAGCATCATTTGCAGCTTTATTCAATAAGGCAACTAAAGCGATCAAAGCTTGAGTAGACTCGTTGTAGTGCTTGTACAAGCGTTCACCCTCGCCTTCACCTAACAACTGATCTAAGGCGTCAATGACGACTACTTTGCCCTTATCGAAAGCTGTCATCAACTGTTCTTTTTGTTCAGCGTATTCTTTCTTGGCAAATTGCTCTAATTTAGCATCGCCATCAAAGTCTTTTGTTGCTTCTGCCACCTTGAGTTGCATATCGGCAACAAGCTTGGCAAATTTATCGTTAAAGATAAGCTCGTATTCTTTACCACCGATTTGGACTGTCTTTTTGTTATCGACTGTTAATTGTTGATCTAAATTAAGTACTGACATAATTAAATTACCCTTTCTTTTTTCGTCTCACATTTCTCGTCTCTGTTTCTATGCTTTTTAGCCTTGGTTCTTTGGTGTAACTGTCGCTGTGTATGTGCCATCTTCTGTGGGTTGATCGCTCATTGTCAGCTTGCCATCAATTGCAACCGGTGCACCGTTGAACACGATCGTCACTTGGAACGTTTGGCTAGCATTAGCATTACCCCCCGTTGTAACAATGTTTGACAATGTGACCTCTGCCAAGATAGCTTCACCATTATCAATCCAAAGTGCACGAGTATGCAGAGCATTACCGATCGCAAATTGTTTAGTTGCAACATAATCTTGCGCAGCATCACCAATGTGACGTTTACCAGTAACCGCTAATTGATAACGTTTAGAAGTAATTTCAGTAGACCCAAAACCGTTACCTGCATAGTCAGCATCGGATTGCGAAGTTTCATTGGCACTTGGAGTGATCTGCGTAATATCTAACGCTAACCACGCCCATTTGCCGGTAGTGACATCATTTAGATCTGTTGAATCTGTCGTATCAAGATATAATTTATTAACAACGTTGAGCGCTGCCCCCTTAGTTGTTAATTCTGTACCCACAATGGGCTTTGTATTTTTTGCCATCTATATGGCCTCCTATCGTTTTGTGTATACAAAAACGGCGATGTCTAACTCATACATCACCGTCCCTGCTGTATCTTCTAGTAATTCACTCGGCGCACTAGAAACTTCTAAATTATTAAATCTGAAGCTACCATTTCCACTTAATAGCTCATCCAAGCCATTCAAATAGTTACTGATAGCAAAGAGTTTCTCCTTAGCTTCTCGTGCGCTTTTAGTTTTGATCGTAATCGCATAATTGTACTGCCAAAGCTGATTGCCTGAATAGTCAGCCTCAACAACATGCGATCCTTGTACAGGCACTAAGCCAATATCACTATCAGGTGATAAGTATGCCACCTTAAGTTTTAGGCCAGTCCCTTTTATAATTGACTTTGCTAATGATTCTTGAAGATCAAGATCCATTCCATTGAGCCCCCTTTACAAAGGCCTCTTTGACTAAGACCATGTCATGCTTATTGCCTTTCAAACGTAGATCCCAACGTCTTGAAGTCCCCGGAGTCGTGTAATTATGTACACGATGCCCCGGAGCACGACCAACAAAACCGTAGAACTGGACTCTGGCGTACACAGCATTGTAGTTTATGCTAGTCCCGTCACTGTTTACAAATGACATGCTCCGCAAATTTGTTGAAGCATCGGTATGAAGCATAGGTACGTATTTTTCCATAGCTTGATGTGCATCATTAGCCGCCGCTTTACGACCACGAACTAAGCTGGAATGACTGAACTTTCTATTTAAGCCGTCACTACTAACATTGACTTTAACGCTCACTTAATTCACCCCTAAACAACTTGTAGTTTGTATTGATAAAGCTCGTCACTGAATGGATCTCTTGACTCGCTGATGTTTGTCAACGTGTATTCAATACCGTTGTACTCGACCTTTGAGCCAAGATGATCCTTTGTCAGTTCAATAAATGGTGTCGTGATCCCAGAATATAGCATAACAGTTGCATTTGATACGATCTGACGATTGTTGTTGGATCCTTCGTAGACAGTACGAGCGTGGACCACACAATTATCTAACTTAATCTCGTCAAAATCAGTAGACTCACCGTAAATATCGTCAGGATCTTCAACTTTAAGCTTAAGGATAATGTTTTGATTGCACATATTTTTTGGTGGCTTTAACATATGTCCACACCCCCAAAAAGCAAGCCTGTTTGAAGAAGGTAATCTAAAGCAATATTATAGATCCCGCCAGTGCTACTATCTTTGAATGTTCCGTCAGTTGTAACAGTAGTTCCATCAATAGACACACTCTTAACAGCTTTTTGTGCCATTTCATACTCTGTCGAAGCACCGACGTCATTTGTGTAATCAATCTGTGCAACTAAAGCCATTTTAAACATCTTTACCCGCCACTCATCTTGATCAGTGCTGATGTCATTTCTAACATAAAACATCTGTGTCGCAGTGTTCAAAAGTTGAACTGCATCATGCTCCAACTTGGTGTATATAACTTCATCAGTCAGCCTACCACCAAGCTCTTGATATTCTGAAAAGCTTAGCATTCAGCTCACGACCTTTCCTAATGTCCTGTACCAGGAACTGCAGCTCCTGGGCCAGCAGTTGTAACTTCTGCGCCTGGAACTAATGCAGGATCTAACTCAGCTTTGTATGCAACAACGCCGATCGTACGCGGATCAATGCCATCAACTACTTCCCAAGTACTTGGCTTTCCAAACTCTTCCATGGTTGGAAATGTGCTCTTAGCTGGTGCGAATGATGCTTTAACTGACGTGCCAGCAACGTGAATCGTTCCTACACGCTTTTGAACAATCGTATCTGTCCCACCATTTTCGATCGGATCATACTTAGTTTCAGTACTTGCCAAAACGCTAGAATAACGAACTGCTCCTGGAGCAAAGATATAAGACGTTGTTGTTGGCTTTTGCTTGTTAGTCAGATCAACTGGGATATCGTCATCAAGTACGATCCGCAAACCATTATATGCTTCAAAAGGCATAGCGCCATTTTGAGGTTGAATAGTTTCGATAAGCCCTTGCAGCTTCATCATTGAGTAGGTAGCAGAGTTAACGGCAATTGCTCCAAATGAAGTATCTTGAAGATCGCCCATCAAACCAATGGCTGCAATAAAACCTTTGGCACTGAAAGCTGCGTCTGTTGGCGTCTTAGAAGTTGCATCATAGAATTTGCTGTTTTTAACCTTCGTTACGCCCATAACACCATCCAAAACCGCTAATAGCATTTTCTCATCAGCGCGAGTCCAGAAGCTTGCAAAGCGATTACCGATCGTTGTTTGGATAGGGGCCCCGGAGATCATTTGAGATAATGAAGTGTAACCAAAGGCTTTACTTTGATAAAATTTCAAACCTAGTTGTTTACCTGATGTAAGTTGATCTACAGAGATGTCGTCAGTGTCGGTCCAGTTGTCTGGATCACCCGATAGATCGTTGATAAAAGGTACTGTGATCTTTGTACCTGCTTCCAACAAATGTGGTCCAAGATCCGGATCTGGTGTCAAAATACCACTTTGCACAAAGCGGTTGGTTTTAAGTGCTGTATTTAATACATAATTCCCAAAAACTTCAGGAATGATCATGTCTGATAAATGTGTTTCCATAATTTAAAATTCCGCCTTTCTATTTATTGTTATTGCCGAACAAACTTTGCCATTGCGAAGGATCTTTTCGATATAGATCAGTCTGTTCGTCTAATGACATATTCTTAGGATCCTTAGCCACGTTAGAACTAGGATTACCACCAGCAAACAGGTTGACAGGGCCCTTTTTCTCTAGTTCTATTTGCTTTGGTGTAAACAAATAGGCATCCGTCTTTTGAAGTTCTTCTAACTGTTCGGCAATTCCGAATAGCTGACCATCTTCATCAACAGATACCTTGTCTAAATCCAACAGAGCAAGAACCGCTTTGGTATTTTTAGCCCCTGCATCTTTCAAAGCATTGGTGATTGCAAAATCTTTAGCTTGCTTCGTGATCTTACTTTGATAATCTTTGGCAGTTTGCTCATTTTCTTTTCGCAACTTATCAATTTCTTGAGCTAACTCTTGATTATCACCAACAGTCTTCTCAAGTTTCTTTAGTTGTTTGTCACGATCACCGATTTGATTTTGCAAATCCGCTACCTGTTCTTCTGCTTGTGCAAGTTTTCCCTTGATCTCATTTGTCGACTTACCATGTTGAGTCAAAACGGCTTGCACTTGATCGTCGCTAAGTCCTAAATTTTGTAAAAATTCGCGTTGCATTTTGCGATACCTCCTAACGTATTTATTTTACGTGGAACGCTCCACGCTGATCTGATCGCATAAAAAATAAGCCTTTTTACGACTTGCTTAGGTCAAATATTAGAGTTTCATGTCGTTGATGTTCCGTCCAAGTTTTTCAACTAGCTTCATAGTGTCAAAAGTAGGTCTACACCAAAGTTTTACGTCTAAGGTAACATCAATAGTCGAAGCGTTAGGGCTCCCGTCATATTTGATTCCCCGAACACTGACGCCTACTTTATTTTCCTTTGCATCTTGTAACATTTTTTGTGCTTTTTCAACGCATTCTTCACAGATCAAGACATTATCATTTTCTGGACTTACACCAAGTAATTCATCTGTGATCTCAGCACCGCAAAAATCACAAACTTCAACAACTTTCTTTTTCATAATAGTCAAATCCTTTCTTATAACAAAAAAGCACCGGTTTCCCGATGCTAAAGTAAAGTTACTGTGCTTCCTTCGAATTTTCCTTGAACTAGTAATTGAGTGATACCATTAAGCAAGGCACGTCCATTTGTGTTAAGTCCATATACTTCATATAGATTACCGTTTTCATCAGTTATCTTTTGACCCGCTTTAATACCTCTATAACGTACAGAGATACATGAGATGTTTTTACTTTCCGAATAAAAAACATCTATCACTTTCATCAATATCACCCTTGATTCCTCGATGCTCATGCTTTATCCCAAATTTTTTCTAGTTTAACATCATCTTCACTAGGCTCACCACTATCCTTATGAGCTGCGGTGCGTGAATAAGCAACCATAACCTTAGTATCCAAATAATCACAACTCTTATCAGTAACAGCTAACCTTATCACATCTGATCGTTTATCTACGTAATTTTCAAATAATTTGTGTAATTCAGGAAATTTTCTTCGAATAAATTCATAATCTTCTGCATCAAAATATAGATACCAAGTTTCCTTGTCATCTAGCATAACTATCACTTTTAGCCATTATCCACCTCGGATATTTCCTTTATTTCATGCTCTGTTAAGGTTAAATAATCATCACCGTATTGTTCTGTGCCAATAAGATCAATTTCATAACAATTATCGTCTGAATCCCCTGGAATAGTTACTGCCCTAACAAAACCATTATAACGTATCCCATCAACATCCATAACATCTACCTGTTTTCCCCAATATCTAGTTAGATCCATAGTTGTCACTCCTTAGGCTTGTACGGAACTATATGAGTTCTTTTCTTAGAATGATGGATTTTGATCCAATTTGTCTCTTCACCCGAATTATAATCTATCCCAATGATATGGTCAACATAGACTACTTCTTTATTTCCAAAACCATTTTTAGTTCTGTTTAATTTACCCTTACCAGCATATTTGTCCATCAATGCCTGCGGATCTTCATTATCATACAAATAGCTCTTACCTTCTACTCTAGTGGACTCAATATGCGGTGCTTGTTTTTCTGGATTGATTTTCTTACCCCACTGACCGCTCTTTAGCATTGTCTCTACATAAAGCTGTGACTGTGTTTTGTTTGTTTTATCAATTTTAGTTACAGTTTGAACTATTTGTTCCCGGTCATACTGCCGTGTCAAGAAGTCATTAGCTTTCACTAGATCACGTAACTTAGACTGATACCCTCTAATGGCTTGATTAAACTTTCTCTCGCTTGCTACGTCATTTTGGCGTCTGGCAAGATCTAAGTCGTACTTTAGACGTCTGATATTGCGCTCATAGTACCGTTGTTTTTGCTGAATCTTTTGCTTTTTGACCGCTTCTTTAGGATCGTATTGCTTTTGGAAATTATGCGACACGCCTTTGATATACGGATATAATTTGTGTCCGCAATTTATTCCAAAGCATCCACTTGGTTTACCATAACCGTAATCATAAATGCTGGGATATTCAGGATCGCATCTGGGGCTTTCTCTTGGGACAATATTGACTATCTTTCCTTGAATAGGGGCACAAGCTGGCCTTGATGCCGGATGACTAGACATAGTCGCTAGTACGCTATCAAAATCTTTCATGCTTTGAATGCGCAGATCATTATAAGTTCTAGCTGCAGTAGTACGGATTACAGTACGAGTATAACCTTCTAAGCTCCAATTGTGCCCTGCTTTGTCTACCAAATTAGTTTTGATGCCATTATCACGCCATTTATAGATATTGTCCTTTAAAGCTCTGTCAGGAGTTTTAAGACCTGTTTGGACTTCTAAGACCGTTTGGTTGATAATATCTTGATAAGCTCTCACGGCCCCGTTTTTTGAATAGTTAGTGGATAACAGCGATTGATTGACATTGTTATTGATATCTCTAAACGTTTGAGCAGCATAACTGCTGATAATGCTATTGACTTCTGGACTGATTGGCTTATTTTGTTTCAATGCATCAGATAGTTCGGCGTTGATGTCCTTTGCGACTTCTAGCCCATCATCTTTGATCAAATCATAGATATAGCTTTCGGACTTGCCAGAAGTGTTTGAAACTATTTTGATAGTGTCTTTGGTCAGTGCTCCAATCTTTGATAAAGCACGCAAGCGCCACTCTAGAATACTATCGGGATCATCCTGATTTATCAATTCAGGTCTCGTCGTCTTAAAACTGTCTATCAGCAAATAAAAGATCTTTTGCTGTAGTTTAACGTAATAATCAGCTATCTTGTCCGCTTTCGCCAACATCTGTTCTATTTCCATCGTCAGCACCTCCGAACAAGCCTACTTCACCACTTGGTGCAGGCTCACTACTTGCTTTTTCTTCTTCAAGTTGTTGTACCCATTCATCAGCCGTGGCTTCATCTAAGCTGTAATTACGCATCAAAAATTGTTTAATCGGTAATGCGCTTGCTTGTAATGCTTGTAGGTCGTTTTTAAGTTGTGCGTCTTGATCAATAAACACTCCATCGTTAAAGTCGATGTTAATGTTGACCTTTTGCACATCACCAGTCCAACGTGCTTTGCCATCGCTAAAGAGTTCGCCGCATTGAGCAAGTTCTAAAATAGCATCAACTAGCTGTGCAATCGTTTTTTCGACCATAGTCAAATAACTTGATCTAGTCTGATACGTCATTGAGTTGTTTGAAACTACTTCTGTTGCAGTTTGTATACCGCTAGCACTTTGAGTAAACGTTCCTTGCGAAAGTCCGATCTCATTTTCAAACTCGTGCAAGAAAAATTCCATTGTGCTTGAATACTGCTCCACACGAATCGCAACAGACATATCATGAAAGCCGATATCACTATCGTCACCGTACATAGCTTGGTAAACTGTCTCATCTGGATCAAACATTGGTGGATGGGTTTCAGTATCTCTACGCCTTGAATTAGCATTTGGACGCTTTAGCCACGACTTAGGAACTACCATGCGTCTTTTGCCAGATCTAACGTCCCAAATAAATTCATCGTGCGTGCGGTTGATTGCGTCTACTGTTGATTTAGCGTTATCAATCAAACCTAACCCCAGCGGACTTTCTAACATCTTGTTGTTAGCTCCGGGAGTCTTGAAGAAAGCAAATAAAGGTTTAACTAACCCTGTTAAAGTTGCTGTTTCTTGCGTATCAGCATATTCTTCAATTGAGCTTAACGGGACTTGCACCCCAACACTATCCGCGCTATCCGAACGGTAAAGCTCATTGGTGATCACATAGTTGCCATCTTGCCATTCGTGAAACTCAAGTAACGTGTAATAGACATTTTTGTCATTTTCTACGACAGTAGTTTTACTTGCGATCGCAGCTTCTTTAACCTCATTTGTGTTTACATGCAATGGATAAAATTGGTCAGCAGTGATCCAAGCAAGTTTTATCTTGTCATTTTGTACATAAGGTCTGATAGCTCCACTACCTAAAGCAATCCATTTCTCTAGGTATTCTTCAAAAGTCAGGTAGAATTCATTATCTAAAAAGACGCGTTCAAGCAATTCGTTTGCTTTCTCATCATCCCCGATTTCTACTTTGCATCTCTCGTTGAAGATAATCGATGCCAACCTTCTTGCAGCTAACTTGGTTACATTGACAGACTCATATTTGCGCATGCGTTTGTCTCCGTAACTATTAATAAATTCGATAGGTCTAAAATCATCAGAATAGTACTTTTTAGCTACGTTTATTCTCGTATATTCGCCTGGATCCATTGCAATCCGTCTATCATCAGTGACTAATGTCAAACTTTTTATCATGCCCAGACTTGCACCGCCTTTCCTGAACCAATTCTTTAACGTTGAAAGCACACTCACGTCATCGCCTCCTTTACCACTTCAAGCCAAAGTCGCGTTCGTTATCTAAGCAAAGATACATAAACTGATCGCAAGTATGATCTTTTTCCTTAATTACCTTAGGATCATCGCCGTTTAATGTTTTTTCATCCCAACGATAGTCACGATGTTCAGACAAAAATACCTGATTGTCGTCAATATCAAGTACAAAAATACGACCTTGTGCAAGAATGTCCTGCACCCGGTCGATCATCTCAACTTTTTTCTTTTTAGCCACTTTATGCCAATGGATGCCAAACATTGAATAGTACTGGTTATCTAATGCTCCGTCTGCGCTATCTGCCGTCATATTAACCGGATCCATATCGTATTTATCGCATGTTCTTTCAACAAACGCATGCACATCTTGTGCCAGTTCCGTTGGCGGTTTTTTGTTAACTTTTCCTGCTGGGCTGTAATAATAAGTATCCAACACATATAGATTTCCGTTTACCGATAGTCCATAAGCGCCACAGGTAGTTGCAGATACATCATGACCAATATCCATCGAAAAATAAAGATCGCTTAAATAATCATTATCAGGTATCTCATCCACTCGGTTAAACAACTCGAAGTTATAAACATTAGTGCCTAATCCTACAACTTCTCCAAGATATAGCCAACGATAATAATCTGGATCATTAACCTTGTACTTCTCAATCAATTTAAGTTGTTCATCATTTGTGAATCCCCACTCATCATCTAGATAAGTTGACGTGTCTACAAAGTAATCTTCATCACGTTCACATTTTTTGACCCACTCATTAATCCAATCATATGGATTCTTAGGCGGATTGTAAGAGAAGAAAACCTTAACTTGATTCGTAAATACTGGTTTCTGACGTATGAACGTCGGTATCGATTGATCAAATACTGTCTGCCCTTTGAAATTTGCAGCTTCTTCAAACCAAACAGCAACCACGTTCCCGACCACGTTCGACTTTAGTTTCATCGGATCATCTGCGCCATAGAAATAAAACGTGCTTCCAGTACGCCTATGCACGATCCTAAGTGGACTAGTATAGAATTTATACTCATCGTAAAGACTAAGCATATCCAATGCCCACTTAATTTGACTATAGACTGAATCTCTCAAATAGCTGGCATTCTCTCGCACACAAATTACAGATACATTTTTTCCTAATTGAGTCCAATGCTTAACCATGGCTACCAACTTTAAACTAATAACAGATGATTTAAATGATCCGCGTCCCCCTTTAGCAACAACATATGGCTTTGAAGTGCGCCAAAGGCGATAGAAATGAGGATTAATCAGTTTAGACATCTTAATTGTTTGCCCCATCTGCTTCGCCTCCAATATCATCTATCAGTGTTGTTTTATCTTCTGCATTATTATCACCAAGCAACTCTTTAGCTTTCCATTCAGCAATATCGGCTTCCGCCTTAATCTTGCGCAACTGTTCAGCAAGGGCGGGATCGTTTCCTGCTAACGGGTATCGTTTCATAATTTCCTTGGCAACGGTAATCCGCTCTTTTAGCTGCGGTTTGCGTTCGACAACTTCAGCACCGTCAAGACCGGCTACAACCACCTCTTCCGTTTCATCCCCACGCAACACCCTCGCATAGAATTCCATTACCTCGCGTGCAGTGGCTATCTTCTTAGATTCAATTTCGGACATTTTGGCATCAATGTAGGATTTTATTCCAACATTTTCCAACAATTTAGATGATTGTGCCTTTGCATAGTTATCAGAATAACCTGCCTTTATTGCAGCCTGATAGGCATTACCATCTTTTAAATACTCGTCTGCAAAAACTCTTTGTTTAGCAGTTAGACCTCTGCTCACATAACACCACCACACCTTCTTTCTGATATTAAAAAAGACAAGGTTTCCCTTGCCCTATCCGTAACTATTCAACACTACTATGTTAGCACCTCATGCGTCTAGTATGTGTCCAGTGTTTGTCTCGCAATCGTCTAGCAATCGTCTAATTTTTATACACGTGCAGATCCGGACAACCCTGCTGCAATTCCAAACAGTCGGCGAACTCGTTGTATGCCTTGTCTCGCAGCTTATAGTACGTTGCGCGTTCACAGTACATAGTCTCAATTATTTGCCAGTTCTCCATGCCTGCAACATATCGTTCTTTGAGGATGTGGGATGACGTCTGGGAACAATGCGCAATCGCTCGTGATACCCCATCGATGATTGCTCTGGCAGCAACGTACTTAACCATCTTCTCTTCGCTGTGATTGCCCCCGCCTCGATTAACCGGCATGTCGGAAATAACCGGTGATGCCAGGCTTGCTGGACTGGAATTTGCCAAACGCAAAATGCAGGGCAATTTATTTTCCAAGAAATTCTTAACATTGTTGGCAGTTGCTTTATAGTCGATGTTATCGATCTCCAACAGTAAATCTTCCACTACGCCACTCCCTTTGCTATAATGCTATAATATATTAGTTGATTGTTTAGAGAGTGGCTCCCCTGTGGAGTCATTTTTGTTTTACACGCGGATTCTCAAAGCATTTTCAAGATATATGCTTCCTACGCCCTAGATTCCATTCCTTAATCCAGTATTTGACTCGACCGACGGTCATTCCTAATTCCGCACCTATGGCGGCATCGGTGGCTCCTTGATTAATCAAGGACTTCAGCTCAGCTTTCTTCTGCTCAACTAACTTGCGATAGGGATCTGATTTGATGAGATTGTACATGCCATGCGCAAGCCAATATCTTTCTGACAACCCATACTTCCTGACAATCTTGCTTGCCGCTTCGGGAGTGGAGCCGATTACCTCTCCAATCTCGGCATAAGTCATTCCCTTATCAACCATTTTCTCGATTTTCTCGCGTGGCGGACGTGCACGGCGCAAGTCTGCACCAGTTTTATTCGCATGTATATCGTCCTTTTTCTTCCTGACCTTCCGAACCATTTCAACAGCCTTGCCAAGATCCGGATCATTAATTGCACTCAAGTTGTCAAATGCACTCCAGCCATATCTTTCCACAATCATCGTAACCGCTTTTCCAAACTTCAATCCCATCGTCTCACCTCACAAGCCAGTTGCATATCAGAAACATCAGCATACACCATGCAAAGAATGCTGCAGAAACAATGCATCCTAATTTATTCATCTCTTTCATCGGAATTTTCCTTCCCCTTTTGCTCTTTTAACTTCTTTTAACTTTTGTCTGATTTTTTCATCATGTTCTTCGGCTTTTTTGTCCCATAAATATTCAAGCATTCCTAAATTGGTCATTACGTCTTGGCCAGATATTCTTGCTAGTCCTATTGCTGTTTTATAACTCCAACTTAAATGCTGATCTTTATCATCTTTATACTCTTTAAAAATACGTCTGTAGTCTTTAGCAAATATCACCAGATTGTGTTTCAGTTGTCTGAGTAATTCTTCCTCATTCATTTTGTTTCATCTCCCATAATTTCATTTTTCTTTCTCCAATTCTTTATCCATTTTCAAAACCATGTCGTGAAAATGATCGCGTTCGTCAAGCAGAACTTCGTAGTTGTGCTGAGCGCATTCAATCAATTCAATCAAATCCGCTTTCGTCATACCTTGTAGCGTGCTTTTTTCGTAAATTATGTGGCCGCCATAGCATGCGCTAAAATGGCCATTTTTAAATTCTGCTTTCATTTTTCTTCCTCCGGTTCTTCTCTTACTTTCTTCTCTGCTTCTTCGGCAGTTTCCGCTTTAACCAACTTGTTTGTAATGACCTTGTCGATTTCAACGGTCACTAAGTAGTTTTTCATCTTCTTCCCTCCTTCCAATGCGCCGGTGGAGGACTCGAACCTCCTCATATGGACCGTTCCCGGCACACTTGAGCCTGATTATCCGTATGTTACAACTATTTCCTAAAGGAGTTCGCCTGGTAACGGCTAGCCAACCGATCATCGACTCAAGAACAATCAGTTGGCTATGCACACGTTGCAATTCGATTGCTGGCCATGATGCCCGTGTGCTATCTATGACCCGATTGCGCTACACTCTTCAGGTTTTCAATTGTGAGTATCTAACCCCGTCAACGCTTGCGTTCTCAAATCATAAGACTAATATCTATTGTTTTTCGCCCCGGAGCATATAGGGGCGATGGACCCTGCAGGGCTCGAACCTGCGACCGGACGGTTATGAGCCGTCTGCTCTACCGACTGAGCTAAGGGTCCGTGCCCATGGCAAATGCAGTGTTTGGTTTGCCATGGTGTGATTATCTAATAATGTCCTGCCAGTCATAATCGATGTTGACCATCGGCACTGGCCTGACTTTTTTCGTAGTGCCCAGAATGGCAACATTGAAGTAGTTCTTACGCATGACAACCACTTCAACCGGAATACCGTACTTTCTCGCAAACAACGAGAACTTGAGCTTGGACTTCGGGTCTATGGCATACTCGGTATATCCGTTCTTGACGTCATATACATGCTTGATTGAGCCGTTCTTGTCATACACCACGAAATCGCTCTTATATACCGTCTGACGAAGCTTGACTAATTCCAGGGGGAATGTCTCAAGCAACGTAAATCGTTCCTGTGTGGTAAACTGGTAGCCGCTCGGCTTAAGATAAAGCTGATAGAAGCTTGCTTCCTTCATCGAATCAAATTTAAGACCATCGATGACAACCTTTTTTCCAAAGTGCGAGGCGGCATGCGTTCTTCTGTACATAACAATCTCCTATCCGTAAAGTTGATTCTTGAGAGATTCGATATCCGACAAGGTTTCGCTCATGTCAATGCCTGCGTTCTGCTTGTTCGCCAAGTCATCGAAGTTCTCCATCATTTTCTGTTTTTCTGGTTTAGCGTGTTTTGATTTAGCAGTTCTGTTGTTTTTGTGCTCTGCCTCTAGCGCTTCGACATCTGATAAACTTTGCGGTCGCTTATCCTCCCAGGTTCGCAGAACGGCGCATGCGTATTTCCAGTTGCGCACGTTATTGCTCAAGGCTATCTGCATCGCCTTGATGATGATAAGATCAGGCTCATTTGATTGTTGCTGCCATTCGTTATACGTATGGCGCATATCGTCGTACAGGAAGCTGCTCATCATGCCGAAATTCTCTTGGTAAAATTCAACGATTTTTCCGAAGCCGTCGTCGTCGATTGATTCCTCTTCCGGCTGATCCACTATGTTAACTAAACTAGTATCAACGACTGCTTCGTTTTTATCAGTATTGTTATTATTAGTATTGTTATAGTTAGTATTTGTTAGTGTTCGATTATCCAATGTAGGATAATCCAATGTAGGTTTATCCAACTTTGGAAAATCGAACATAGGCTGTTCAGACAAAATCCACTTGCTTTCACGAAGAATTCCTTTATCATCCCTGTTTCGATATCGTTTAAGATATCCGTGCTCTTCTAACTCCTTTAGCCCCGCTCTAAGCGAAGCTCTCCCGTCAGTAGAATGCTTCAGAACCTCAACTTCATAGAAATCCCATAAATCACTTTGGGACCACAAATAAGCAAACAAACCCTTTGCCTTCCAGCTCAATGCAGTATTATTCAGAACATCATTGCTTATCACGGTAAATCCTTTGCGCCGTATCTTTTCAACTTTCAAAAAAGTATCCTCCTTTCCTAAATACATCAAGGGATGTCTACATGTTCTCTTTTACCAAGTTCCTCATGATGGCAATTTCTGCATTTCTTTTAGCAGCATCGCTCCAGTTGGCATAATTTTTGTATCTAGTAGATTCAGCAATGACTTGCTTGATCGCATTCATAACGGTCTTCTGATCCGTTCCTAATCGCTGACAAACGTCCGCCATCACCTGGCGCCAATGAGCAACTACATCGTTGCCGTTGTTTTGTCTATTCTGTTGAGGCTGATAATAACCGGAATTCTGTTGCTGATAGCCTTGATTTTGCCGATACTGACCGGATTGCATGCCGTCATCATCAACGTCACTCGCAACACCCATGAACCCCGCAAGCTGATATCTCTTGGCGTATGTTATGAGAGAGCCGACGTCCTGAGGGGTAGCATTCTGCTTAAGAGGCAAGCTAAGCCATCCGCTCATCATTACTCCGCCCTTTTCGTGCATCAAAACCGTACGCACAGCAGGAAGTCCGTTAACCGTCGCTACCTCCTGAATAAATGACAGTCCCGTTCCTGCCATGGCTTCATCGACCGCCTTAATGACACCTTCAAGTGTCACGTACGAGCTTTTAAAATATGGATTTTTTCCATCTTTGGCGGGTTGCTTTATATTCTGACGGAACTCACTGAGAGCCTTATACAAAGACACCATGTCTTTTTCTTGATTTTCTTCCAATGATTCCGCCTCCTTACTCTATGATTGCTTCTCGATCACTAGCCTTAATCACGTTGATTCCCGCTTGAACGCAGTATCTGGCCAAATTATCAAGCTGATCTTTAGTTCCGCGCAAGGTAAAGCTTACTTGCTGCAATTCTTGCTTAACCTCACCAGTAACGGTATCAATGAGTTTCCCATCACCGAGATCAATCATCTTCGCCTTTTTTTCGGCTGTTTCCGCTTGCCTATGAGCCTTGAAAAGGTCCTCGACCTCTTCGTTTTTTTTCAAGTCGTCTTCGATGAGGTTTTCGACATCGATATAACTCATCCCTTTTTGATGCAGATCCAGATACCTCTCAGGTACTATTCCTCGACTGACACATTCTCGTGAGATTTTTTCAGCCTCTTTGGCCATGTTTGCAGCAACCTTCATCGACTCGGCAATTTCTTCCAAAATTGTCTTTTTGGCCGTTGACTTTAACAGCCATTTATCGATGATTTCAATTTTGTCAGCACTGACGCCATAATTAGGAGCCATCTCGTCGATAAGCCCCTGCACAGCTTTACGGCGCTCCTCTTTTTGCTGATCTTCAAAGCTATCAATCGCAGCTTTAAGGTCGGCGCTGGCGGCTTTGCAGTCACCTTCAAGAGCCTTGAGCGTGCTTTCAAACTCGACGAAAGGCCGGTCCCACTCCTTCTTATACTGTTTTCTTACGTCAGCAATGGCCTTTTGAAGCTTGTTTACTTCTGTTCGGCTCGTTTTCGTCGCCTTGATACTTTCATCCGTGGCAACAAGGCCCTTTGTTTTTGTCAGTACTTCTGCCACGTAGGCCTTCAGTGCATCCGCTGACGGAAATGCGATTGTTCCTGGTGTGTAGTTAACTTCAATTTTTTTCAAGGCTTCCATTCAAAATCCTCCTAAAGTGTGCTATACTTAGCACGATATCTTTTGTGACCGCCCTTACATTGGGCGTTTTTTTAGTCTACGTCGATTTTGTCAAACTCTGTCAGCATTTTTAGCAGAGCGGCATGAGGTTTCCACCACTTGCTGTCCTTCAAAATGAGTTGGTCGAACGCCCACAGAACGCTGTGGGCTTTTTTAGCATTGCGGACAAAATCTCTAACAATTTCTTCCGGATCTTGTTCTTCCATAAAATCACCCCCTTACGATGGCATCTTTTTCTTCGTCCAGTCTTTCAAGGCTTGACATGAGTTTTGCCCTGTTCCACGCCGTATCAAGTGACTGTTCAAGCGACCAGTCATCGTCTGGCACAATATCGCCCACGGTATACTGCTTGAGAAGCCTGTTCCTCGTCTGTTTGATTCCTACCAATGCATTCATTTCTTGTTTCTCCTTTTCCTTATAGTTTCAATTTCTTCGATTTTCTTAAGCACCTTTTCAAGCATTTCGTCTCCGTACGTTTTTTTTGTGATGTCTATCAACTTTTTGGCATCCTCACCGCGAGCTTGCGTTTCTAGAATACAAAACGCTGCAATGTAAGCTAGCAGCTCTTTTTCTGCATCGGGATCATTGACATATGAAGTTACAGCGGCAACGAGCCATGCACTATTTTCTGTTTCCCATTTCGTGTTACTAGCCATGGCAAGCAACAAACCCATGGTACTGGCAGGCACCATGACGGCCTTTTCCCCTTTTATTTCCATTTTTGTTCCTCCTATTCGCAAATTTTTTCTTCCCAGTCAATTTTCGGGAAGAATTCCTTATACCACTTCTTAGCCCCGGTAGACAGGATTACAGTTCCTGTTCTCCCGCCACTTCCCTCCTTTAAGGTGCACCAGCTTTTGATTTCGCTGATGTTGGGCTTGAGGAGGCATTCTTTAATCCATGTGACATTCTTTGGGATATCCAACTCCCGTTTGAAATCAGCGACGGACCACGTTTTGACCTCTTCAGCCTGCCGCTTCAGGTCTTCATAATCGACCCGATTGACCAAAACCATGTCCTTTGGAATAGTTATGGTCACTTCAGCTTTTAGATTCTGCATGCCAAATCCTCCTCTCCGACAAACTTGTTCACGAAATACACTTGCCCTTTGCCTGTAACCTTAGGCGTTTTGGTAATCGTTACATGGCCATCGCTATGAGTAATGGCGTTCTCCTTGATCTTGAACAGTCCCAGTTCCATCGCCCGCTGAGTCGGCATGTTATAGCTGGTGCCTTTTTTGCTGATAAGATAACCGTTATCTCTCAGCCATCTGAACATTCTGTTCTGCCCCATCGATACTCCATTCTGATGCAGAATCTTGGCCAGCTCGCCAACAAGAATCGGTGTGTCGCTCGTTGATACTGCATCAGCAAACAGCGCCTTAGGCTTCATTTCTTGGTTTTCAGTTTTAAGTTGTTCGACTTTCTTGTTAGCAATCTCTAAAGCTCGCTTCATAACCATTTCTGGGCTGTTCCAAGCTTGCTCCACTTTGATAAAGTAATCTCTGATTTTGTATCCTTTATCAGTTCCGCTCATCATAGCAATATGTTTAGCTGTTTCGATAGTTAAAACATAATCTTGTAAATCTCTAGCTTGAACACCTCCATTATTTTGAACCTCCGTAGTTGTAACTACGCTGGTAAAATCAATGCCATCACGAAAGTGTTTGAAATTTTGTTTAACCCACAAACTGAACCTTGTTTTAACACCTAACACTTCGTGCAACTCTCTAGCTGACACTACTTGCACATCTTCTTTTGTTTTAACTTCAATTAATTCGTTCATCGTTCCATCGTCCCCTTCTTTCCAAAATAATGTCTCCACAAAATATTTGTGATTTCTGCGTTAATCGTAATTCCCTTTTCGTTTGCTTTGTCTGATATAGCCTCAAATAGCTTTGGTGTCATACGGTACGTAAACCTTACTTTTTCTTTTGTCATATTTTTGACGTCAACTCCTTTCGCTTAATAATATATATCATATTCATTTTGACGTCAATATGAATATTGTATTTTTTTGAATTTGTTTTATAATATTGTCAATAAGACGTCATTTTGCATATCAATATTGGAGGTTAATTATGGCTGATAAATTTACCAGAGAAGAAGATAAACGCTTTACTTTACGCATTGACAGGGAACTCTTTGCTACAATTGAAAAATCAGCAAAGGACAATAAACGTTCTATTGGAAGAGAGATAGAATTCATTCTGGCTCAACACTTTCAAAAAAATAATCATAAAGAATGATGCTTAATACTTCATTCACTTGCATTCCTTTTCGCTCTGCTTCCTGCTCTAATTTCGCTTTTAATTCAGCAGGAAGGTAGAGCGTTATTTGTTTTTTATTTCCAAATGGGTCCTTACTCATGCCAACCCCTCCTCTCCGACAAACTTGTTCACGAAATACACTTGCCCTTTGCCTGTAACCTTAGGCGTCTTGGTAATCGTTACATGGCCATCGCTATGAGTAATGGCGTTTTCCTTGATCTTGAACAGTCCCAGTTCCATCGCCCGCTGAGTCGGCATGTTATAGTCGGACCCCTTTCTGCTGATAAGATAACCGTTATCTCTCAGCCATCTGAACATTCTGTTCTGCCCCATCGATACTCCATTCTGATGCAGAATCTTGGCCAGCTCGCCAACAAGAATCGGTGTGTCGCTTGTTGACACTGCATCAGCAAACAGTGCCTTAGGCTTTGCCGTTTCAAGTTCAATCTTTAGACGTGCATTCTCGTTTTGGAGAATTGCATACCCTCGCTTTACGACCTCCTGTGGATCGTTCCACTTGCGCTCAAGCTCGATGAAGTAGCGGCGGTATCTCTTGCCTAAATCAGAATGGCTCATCATGCACAACTGTTTGGCCATGTCTAATGTTAGTGCGTAATCTTGGAGCTCACGAATTTGAATTCCTCCGTTATTTTTAACCTCCGTATCTCGAGATACACTGGTAAAATCTTCGCCTTCTTCAAATTCGTGAAAATTTTTTGAAACCCATAAACTAAATCTGATTTTCAATTCAAGCCCATGATATAAATCTCTTGCACTGACTAACTGCTGGTCGTTTTTGACCGTTATCTTGATTAACTCCATTTCAATTCTCCCTTCTATACAAAGCATTGAATTTCCAGCCCTCTATGATAAAACTTATTATAGAATATGAATCTTACAAAGTTTTATCATAGAAAATTGCATCAAAAATAACGTCCGGCTTGACGTTATAAAAGTCTGCAATTTTCTTGATGTTTTTTCCACTCGGTACGGACTCTCCTTGCTCCCAACTTGATATCGTTGTTTGGCTAGTCCCCAACAACTTGGCTAATTCAACTTGGGTAAGGCCATTGGTTACGCGAAGAGCCCGCAATGTAGGTCGAACTGTCACTTGCTATTCTCCTTCCTAGAATAATTTAAGTGCTAGATCAATTAGATTCAGCAATGCTATACATATCAGCAATCCTAAGGTGATTTTATCTTTTGTCTCTCTTTTCATGTTGAATAAGGGGTCCTATCAAGGTATACTAAAGCCTGGGGGATTTCTCCCCTGACTTTAGTATTTTTTAGAAGAACCAAGAATGAATCTTGTCAATCAATTCTAGAATGAATGTTAGGACGGTTATTCGAAACATCCATTCTTTCTGACAATTTTCTTTCTTTTGGTTCTTTTTTTCTGTCCTTTTCAAGAACCGTATCCTCCTTTCTAGGTTGTTAAGGTCTCAATCAACCTTACAAATACTAGTATACTAAGTTTTCTTAATAAGTCAACAGTTTTTATTAATTTTTTTGCTTAAATGTATTTTTTGCTTAACCACATTATTAAGTAGTGTTATTATTTAATTAAGATATCTTACTAATCAGAGGTGATAACTATGATAGGGCAAAGAATTAGAGACTTAAGAAAACAGAAAAGAATGTCTCAAACAGAACTAGCTAAATCAGCGGGAGTCTCCCAAACAACTGTTACTGCATGGGAAACCGGCAAGGCCGAACCTTCAAGTTCAGCAGTTGCCAAGCTAGCCGACATTTTCAACGTCACCACCGATTACCTGCTGGGCCGTCCCAACAAGCAGGAAACTAAAAAAGATGATGTCGAGCTGTCCGATGATGACGTAATTATGACATGGCGAGGGAAGCCGTTGTCTGATGAAGACAGAGAGCTAATTAGACGGATCATGAACGGGAAATAGTGAAGTGTTGAGGTGATTAAATTTTGGATACAAATGAAGTACACACATTGATTAACGCACTGAAAAGTATTGTTGATGAGAATAATGGTATTATCACTATTCCTGATTATGGGACATACGGAATTCTGAATTTAAAAGGCACGAATTATAACTTTTACTTTGACTTAAACAGGCAGGGACACCGATCACCTAAGTGTACGTTTCAGCTCAGGGAGACAAAGCACAAATCTGATGTTTTGCTAAGAGTGGATTTATTCGGCCGCCCTCATATAAATCCTATTGGCAACTATAAATATTCAGGTCAAGAAATTCCTTGCCCTCATATCCATTTAGCTGATTATAAAGATTTCGGAATTTCTGTTGCAATACCATTGTCAGACCCTTTAGCAAGTATTAAACTTGGGAAAAGTGGAACGGATGATCTCGTCGATTGCTTAAAAAAAGTTTTACACAGAATAAATGCTGCTAATTATAAATATTTTAGATATAACGAAAATAAAAACTTAGAAATTTAAAAAAGAAAAGGAGGTAACCAAGCATGGAATCAGAAATATTAACAATACAAAAACTAAAAGATGAATACTTCAAGTGGGCTACAGAAAAAATCCAATTCTCCGAACTAGATGGCTGCATTGAAATTAGCACTCCGTTTGTTGATATGTATAATGACCGGATAACAATTTACATTGTAAAAATCAAAAATGGGTATTGCCTGACAGACGATGGTTACACCCTTGACGAGTTAAGCATGCTTGGCATTAAGTTTTCAGGTAAGTATTCTAAAAGGAGAAAAACTTTCGATAGAATCTTAAGAAACTTCGGCGTTAAGCAATCAGACAACGAATTAACAATAGATATTTCTTCCTTGGAACAATATCCAGGCGCACAATTAAGACTCGTTCAATGCATAATCAAAGTGTGTGATCTTCTTCAAACATCAAGAGAAAAAGTTGCCGATTTATTTTATGATGATGTAGCAAACTTTTTCCTGGATAACGGAGTGCAATTCAGTTCCGATGCTAATTTTATTGGGAAAACTGGAAATCCAAACAGTTTTAACTTCTTAGTGGGAAAAAGTAAAAAGAAAAAAGAACAGGCCATTCAAATGGTAAACAACCCCTCTACCACAGCATACACTTCTCCGCTTCTTAGTATTATTGATGTTCGTGAATTAAGGCCGGATACAGAATTCTACGTCTTGGCTAATAACGAAACAAACACTATATCGGATAAGTTTTTAGCGGCATTTTCGAACTACAATATCGTTGTTCTTCTTTGGTCGGAAAAGATGGAATGGTTGTCTAAATTTCAAGTAGTTGCTTAGGTAAAGATGCGATCAAAAGAAATATATCCCCTGGGCCTACTTAAGTTTAAAACGAAACGAGATGGTACTGTGAATGAATTGACTCAATGGCTACTTAATTTTGCATTCAGCCATGGAATAGGATATACGCTGACTGGAGAGCTGCCACCTGATGTTCCTTCATGCGCAATTCCCGCCAGACAGGCAATAATTATCAATACCAACTACGAAAAAAAGGAACACATCCCTTTCATCATTGCACATGAAATAGGTCATGTTCTCAATGGTGATTCTGGCACGTGCTACTACTCAACATATGCTGCCAGGAGCAAGTATGAAGCAGCAGCCAACAGGTTTGCAATCGGCTTGATCAGACGCTATGCAGAATCCAAAGGCGACAGCTCTTGCAGCTACATAAAGTTTGCCGAGACTTGGTGCATCCCTTCTGACCTATACGAGAACGTCAAAGAAGAATTCAAAGATGTCTATTGAACAAATGGACGCTTTTGAAATTGAACAACTGAATAGAGATGTTGAGAAACTGACTAAAAATAAAGAAAGCTGAGCAAATCAACTCTAAAACAAACAATATTGAGGTGATTGATGAAAAAGAATTTATTCAGTTTATCTCAAAATAATGATTAGGTTAATAGTAACCTTGTAGCTGACTAGCATACTTCGATACTACCGTTGAGTTTACAGAGTTTGCTAAAGCAGAAGAATATAGACGTAGCTTGGAATTAGCTACTGAAGTGTAAATACAATCTAAAAGTAGATAAAAATAATTACCTACCGATTGAAAATAAACTATAAGACCAAGGGAGAAAGGATATTAAGTTATAAATGGTTTCCGACTTAAACAAAAATAAAACATTTATCAAAAGTATGCACATTAACCAATTTAGAGCGCTAGAAAACCTAACTATTGATATTGGTGAAAAACTAACGCTAATTGGTGGAATTAATGGTGTTGGAAAAAGTTCAATATTAGGTATGCTAGCACAAATTTGTAGCTTTAAAGTCTATAAAGAACTCGAAGAAACAGAAGAAAATGAAAAAGCTCCAAATTTATATAGGACTATTTATGGTAATAGTTTTGAAAGTGACTTCGGTAATCATTTCAGAATTTCTGAGAAATTTGATACTCCTGATAAAGAATACAAAGTTGAATTTGATATAAATGATGCTTTGGAGGAACTAGTATATAAGGCAACTTTGCAATCAACATCACGAAATCGTAATTTACGTCTTGTTTTACGACGCACTGAGTCCATCAACAGTAATACTTCACGAAACGTTACTTTTCCTGTAATTTACCTAGATTTAAGAAGACTTACTCCTTTTGCAAGTCGCAAATTACAATATGTAGAGGTTTTAAACGACAAAGAAAAAGAAAGTTTCAAAGAAATTTCAAATAAAATTTTTACTCCAATATATACTACTGATAATCCTGATACACTTATAACTTCTAACAAAGATAACATTAGTTCAACTGTTCTATCTAATGGTAATTATGATATTGTTGGAGCTTCAACTGGTGAAGATAATCTTGGACAAATAATATCTGCGCTACTGTCGTTTGTTAGA